AACACACCGGTGACAATGCCTCCGCCTGGGATTAGGTAACCGGGGCCTGGGTCTGGACCGTCGACGATATTCCAAACGTCTCCCGTGGTCGTCTGGATAACTGTCGACCCGTCGAGTACAGTGATGCCAGGCGTGCCGACACACCTGCCGGCGTCGGCTTTGGATAGGGACGCTGGCAACCTGGTCGAGCCACCGAGCGCTGAGACGGCATCGAGGTCAGTACCCTCGGCAGCATCTCTCGAATACGACGCATGCATGCGCTGAACCAGCTGCTGGATGTTCGCCTCTCGCTCGGCATTTGTAGCGATGTTAACCCCGAAGATTGAGTCAGGGCCAACATCGACGTCGGTGCCATACGAAGAACGGTGAGAGCTTTCGAGCTCCGCCTTTATCTCCTCGAATGTTTGTATCTCGACTCCGGTCGCAGTCTTCTGGAATGCCATTAAAGAACCCTCGCCCTGGCGATTGCAACTTCGCCGTCTGTCGTAAGTACCTTGGCCTCGACCGTGACGCCTCGAACACCAGACTTGCTCGCTTTTATCTCTTCGATGGAAGCCACACCCGAGACGCCCAGGATGGCCTCGGTCACCGTGAGCTGTATCTGGCCAGGGTTGAACGACTGGCCGAGAACCTTAGTGAACCAAGGGACACCGAACGCGAGGTCCGCAAACCATTCGCCCTGAAATGTTTGAAGCGTCAATCGAACGGCTTGGGCGACCTGGTCGGATCCACTAACCGACTGCACTCGCCCGTTAACGAACACCAGGTCATTAGTCTCGGCGCTGGCCATTATGTCGGTCATTCGATGAATACCTTTTTTGAAGTTATGTCCGGCAGCGTTGGCGGTGGCAATGCTGGCGGCCCCACCGGGACGGGTGCCGTGTGTGTGTGCGTGCCCAGCCAGACGACCAACTGACCGAGGAATGCGGCAAGGGTCGCGGCTAGTGCGGCGGGCTCAGTCGCGTTCGCGCCTAGCTTTATGATGAGAGCTTCGAGGACCGCGGCTGACGGGTCCTCCGCCTGCGCCCGGGTCGAGTCTCTGAGACCAGGCAGGAACACGCTGTCAGAGACGCTATGCGCCCTGTAGTGGGGCGGTGGGGCTGGGATGCCACCCTCGTACCAGTCCGAGAGGTCGCGGTCTCCTACGATGACCAGGCCCTTGTCGCCCACGCGCACGGGGAACTGGAGATAAGCTCCGCCAACAGCACCCTGCCCGTAGACCCACACAGGGACACCGGGGATAGTGATGGCTGGCTGGGTCTGCTCGCCGTCATCTGTGTACGTCACGGCGAGATGGTCTGGCATGACGTCGACCTTCGTGCCACCGGGCCCGACCTGGCTCACGGTCACTGGGAACGAGACGCGCAAGTCGAGCATGATGCTGCGACGCAGCGCCAAGAGCGGGTCAATTAGCTCCGGCGTCTTGGTGTCGAACGAGTAGGCTGAGCTTGGTCCTACGCTCATGTGTCTGGCCCCGCGGCTGTTACCGCTTGCTCAGGTGTGAGTGAAAAGAATGGAGCTGGGAAATTATCCACTGACACTCGGCTCCCGCGAACCATACAATACCATGAATTGCCATGCGTGTCTCCGCGGTACTCAACTGAATCCGCACGATAGCCAAAGGTCGAGGTCGGCAAGCTAGCTGCGCCCGATAGTGCTGACTCGTTGGGACCAGTCGTCAAGAATCTAAAGCCTCGGCCTGGCACCATGTGTCCGTCGATGAGCATCGAGAACTCTATCTCAGTACCACTTACCTTGCCAACCGGACGGAGCACGTTCACCGTGTCCTTCATCTCTAGAGAAAAGTCTGGCAGGACCGACCCACGTGGCATGAAATACGTCTCCCCATTGTGCACAAACCACTGCACACCCATGGACGCGACCACTTGGTCCACGTTGTACTGTATGCCTCCGAACACAAACAAACCATTCTTCATGTTTATCTGAGCAAGGCCAGGGACCGAGGTCTCTAGAAATGCCAGCGCCTGAGGACTGGCAGGTAGGCCCGCGGCTGAGACAATGGCCGCTAGTGTCTTTCCAGTCGACGACCCGTCTCCAAAGTTCTTTTGCAGGTATCCGTATTTCAACTGGAGGATGGAGTCGCCCAGCTTTATCTGTGTCACCGTGTCGAGGGTGTTGCCGACTCGCCTCACCTTTATCTCAGTGATGTCGCCTTGAAAGATTAGCTTGGTGTCGTCTCGGTACCCGGCGAATATCTTGACGATGTTTGCCTGGGCTAGCTCACGCAGCTCTTGGTTCCGAGCCTCGATGTCGTTTCTGTATCTTGGGCCTTTGAGAATTCTAGCCCTATCGTCGTCCGCCTCTCGGTATCCTGAGTCGATGGCGTCTCGGTACTCGTCTGGCAGATTGTAGATTAGCAACGTTCCCGTGTCGGCTCGGTTGGTATTTGTCCGGTTGAACCGAAACGCAATTCGTAGGTCGCTCTCAGTCTCAGACGTAAGGGTCCACCCATTGCGCGGGCCATAGGCCGAGCCCGGGACATCTTGCCCGTACTGGATAGTGACCTTTCTGAGCCACTGTGTCATTCGGGAGTCGCATATTCATACTCGAACTTCTCTCGCGATGCCGGAGCATCAACGACAGAGTCCGTGTAGCGAAGGACCACACGGGTGCCGAAGTCGGCAATGCGTGGCTCGATTGAAGTGCCATTGGTATCGACTACGTCAAAGCTGCCAGGCGGGACGTCGGCGTGCTTGTACTGTCTTAGCTTGTCGGTGCCTAGCGTTAGCTTGATGCCCTGGACTTGTACGACTCGACCCTCTCCGGAGACTGCTAGGTACCAAAAGCCATCTCGGTCGTTGTACCGAAACTCGAACCAGTAGTTGCTGCCATCGAGCACATACCTAGTCCACCAACTAAATGGCATCTCACCGCTCGGCGTGGGTAGTGTGTAAGTGGCCATCACCTATCCAAGAAGACAGCACTCAGGGTGCCGGCTTTCTGCGCGTCCTCGTCGAGCAATGGTGGGAGCTGGCTGGACACTGGGGCAATTCGTATCTGCTGAAACCCAATCGTGAACTGAAAGCCATCGCCTATGTCCGGAGTCTTGGGGTCGGTGATGGAAGTGATGACCATGTTCGCATGCTGAAACGAGTTGCCGATGATGGTCAACGGTGTGAGGGCGTTGGCCATCTCTAGCAATCGGTCGCGCCTGCGGTTCACGGTCTCGATTGCCGTGGCGGTGGCAGCGGTGATCTCCTCCCTCACCGATGAGGCGAACTCGCTAGTGAGTGCAAGTCGTATGGGCGAGACCACGTGGTAGGGCGTCAGAACTCCGGACAGTGTAAACTGGACCGGGTTCTTGACAACGTGGTCAGAGATGCTCGCTCCGCTTGGCAGGCCGTGGTTCGTCGGCCGGAACGTGTAACGAGTCGCATACTTGGTCACGACGTCGAACTGGTATCCGGACTTCAGCTGGGCCTCGGTTACGACGAACACCCTGGCTTCCGCCTTGGGCTGTTGTTCGATGAGGTAGATTTCGCTATCCGCCATGTCTACCTCGCAAGCCTAGGCGCTAGCTGGCTCAGCGCCGTACTGAACTCGGTGCGGAACTCGTCTCGCACAATGTCGGTAACCCGCTCGGAGAACTCTTCGCCATTCTCACCAGGGACACCGGTGACACTGACGTTTGACTCGATGGTCTGGGTCACGGTGTTATTCGTTATAGGGATGATGATGGGCGGCTGTGTGCTGGACAGTAGCGCGGCTGCGGCTGGCACCTCACCAGACTTTATCGCTTGGGCTAGTAGGTCTTCGTACGAATCCTTTTCACCCTTGCCAGCGCCAGCTCCAGCGCCACCTGCAGTAGTGGAGCCTAGGCCAGGCGGTGGCCCACCCTCGAGGAACTTGTTGAATGCGGCATCCGTGGCGGACTCGCCCGCAGACCTTTCTCTCTGGCCCTTCTCCCCAGCCCTTTGGGCCTCGACATCTTCACCGAGCAAGCGAAGAGCCCTCAGAGCAGCCCCTGACCTTGGGTCCTCAGTTACAATGCCAAAGGCGCTTGACCTACCTCCGAATCTACTCTTCTTCAGGTTTTTCTTTGCTAGCTGAAGCGCTCTCGCAACTTGATTCCTGTGCCCCCTCGCCAAGAAGTCCCTGACACCCTTGGAGGGATCCTTCCCTGAAAGAAGACTAGAAGATAAAACGTTTGCGATTGCCTGAGCCGCTGGCTCGTCTATCTCAGCACTGCCAGCCTCGTCCTTCTTTGACTTTGAGAATCTATCACCAGCAATGCGAGCTCGGTCGGCATTCGTCTCGATAGTGGCAAATGCCCCAGCAACTCCGAGAAGTGCGGTAGCCATAAGTCCGACCGGACCAAGGGCGGCTGCCTGCGCTATCTTGTACACGCCCCATGCAACGGTCGCGAGTTTGAGAGCTCTCTCTAGTCCCCCAACTGCGTCGGACACGGATACAATGACCTCGACGAACCCAGTGAATATCTTCACCGCTGACTCGAACATTCGAAAGATGCTATCGCTTTTCTCGAGTAGGATCTGGAATGACTTCGATAGAGCAAGCACGAATCTGTCGAGTCTTTGCTTTATTAGATCCTTGTTAGCCAATAGCCAAGCTTTGAATCCGTCAACTGACTTCTTCATCTGCGGGAGCAGGCCAATGGCCACCGTTCGACGGATGCCTTCGATGATGTTGTTTAGGTTGGTCAGCGACCCTTGGAACTCTTCGGATGCAGCTATCGCATTGTCATCTAGCACAAGACCGAGCGCCTCGGCCTCATCTCCGTAGGCCTTTAGACTCTCCGTGGTGTTAGTGAGCAGCGTGGCCATCATTGGCCCGGCCGCTTCTCCAAGTAACTTTTGACTAAGGGCAACTCGCTGGCCTTCGTCGGCCACGGTTGACAGCGCCTCGCCGATCGTACCCAGACGCTCCTCGGCATCTAGGCCTGACAAGTCGGAGAGTTTAAGACCAACATCTTCGAGAGCTGCAGTAAATCCCGTCCCCTTGCCGCCGCTAGCTGCAATCGCGGCGTCTCTTAAATTACGCTCGAGGTTCTGCAGCCCCTTGACCATGTTACCGATGGGCGTGGTCGTCTCCCCGGCAATGTGTGTCAGTCTCTGAAACTCTCGAACCGTTGTGCCAGTGGACTTGGCCGTCCTTGCGCTCGCATCACCGATAGCAGTGACGTCCTTGACCAAGCCAAAGGACGCAGCGCTGACCGCCTTGACGGCACCCAGCATCAGATCGAGCGCCTCCTTGGCGCCGTTCACCGCAAGACCGAACTTGATCATCCTGTCCTGGCCGTTGCCATCGACGGTCAGCTTTGTGATGAGCTCTCGTACGGTGATTCCCATGACTGCCTATGGGTCGTTTGGACCTGGTGTTAGTCCGTCTAGTATCTCGTTGAACTCAGCTTTATCGAGCTCCATCCTACTTTGCCGGTGTGCCTCGGTCAGCTCGATAATCCCATACGCGACCAGGGACCAGAGCGTGCACATGAGCAGGGCCCCGAGCGCATATAGTGCGCCATCTCGTATCTGTCTCATCGGTTCTTGGCCTCCCGCTCCATGCGTTTTTGCTCATCACGCATGCAATGGTGCTGCCAGGAGATGTATTCTAGCGCGTCGTACAGGTCGTTGATGCTCCACTGTGTCTGTATTTCCACGAGGCTCACGCTCATGCTTTCACAGTAGACGACATCCCAGATGAGTCGGTCGACGTTGGGGGGTTCTTGAACAGCTCGGCTTTCAGGCCCATTGCCTTTTCTTTCGTTACTCCAAGGCCATGGGCGACGTCTAAAAAATCAGCAAAGTTCACCTTGATCGACCAAGTGAATACCTTATACATGGACGCCAGACGACCGCGATAGAGGTCATCGAACTCAGGGCTCCACGCCTTCAGCTCGCCGATGCCTTCGGCGTGCACTCCGTCAAACACGCTCTCGATGAGATGATTGGAGACTTGCCCGCTTAGCTTGTCGGCCACTCTCGCCAGGGCCGCGGCGATTGCCACCTTGGCGTCAACACTTCCATCCTCAGTCGCCGACACCAAGGCATCTACTAGAGGGCGGCCGAGCGTGGCCGTGATTCCCAGGAAGACCTGGTTCGCCGTCTGCACCGGCATCATTGTGCACGCGTACTTCTGGCCATCGATTTCTATTTGCTCCGTTTCTCGCATTGGGAATTCTCTTGCCTGTGGGGGTTGAGCTCACACTCGGTTGAACGATTCCAGCGCTACGCCTGGGTATGCGAGGTTGAGAGTCTCACACACGAACGTCCAAGTGATATTGGGCTCGCCTTGACTATAGGTCAGCGGAGGGTATTCGGCAATGTATGCGTCGAGGGTAACCGCCCCGGAACCAGCGAGCAGGTCTGTAATTGTAAGCGGCCCAACAATTGCCGCGGATATTTCATCCGTCAACACTAGACCACCGAGCACCTGGTTCAATGGGTGGCTATGGCGCAATGTTAGGGATACGGTCCCGCTCTTGCTCTTTTGTTTGACCCTTCGCATTTCAGCGTTGGTGCCCCTTACAGTCTTCCAGACGGGCGCATCGCGCCGGGCGTTGATGAACGTCCCGGGCGCGTATCCACGTATGGGCCCGCCGAAAAATGTGACCAGCACGCGGGCGGGGTTGTACTGTGTGAGCAGCGCCATGACTACGCGTCGAGCAAGACTGAACCAACCCTAGGCGGAGCGAGTGACCCTCGAACCTTAATCGTAGGCTTAGGCAATAGGAACGTCCACACTCGGTTGGGCTCGTCCGTACCCAGCTCAAAGTCTGGCGGTCCGTCTATCATCGCGCTCTGGTCCACAACCTCGGAGCCGCCGTCGTAGTCCGTCACCGACATGGTGCCTATCTCATAGATTCCCGGGCTGCCGTCCTGCTTGCTTTGCAGTATTGTCAGCCGGGTGTTTGTCCGTGAGCCCGCGCGGAGCGTGAGTGTCAGCGTGCACGACCGGTTGTTCGATACGACAGCTGTCTGCCCACCATCGGCACCGCCGTTCAGTGACATAGTCCGATTGGTTCGAGTGACCGTGATGAACGTCCCGTCAGCGATGCCAGCGTTCAGACTGATGCCGCCGTAAGAGATGTTATAAACTTTGGGATCGTATGTGTCCATGTCTCTCCTACGCGGTTACGTTTACTTGGATGATTGCGTGATGGACAGAGCCTGCTAGGCGAGCTTCACCAACGACGTTTCGAAGTATACGCGCGTTGCGGTCCGCTGATGTGGCAGACAATGCAGTCGGCGCGGTAGTCTTTGGTAGGTTCGGGTCGTCTGAAGAGAAGTGATTATTATCCACTCCGACGAGCAGGACACCTTGGACTGCACCCTTGATAACAGCAATGCCTTCGTCAGTGTATGACACCTCAGACGTCGCCATCACAGTGAACACATCTTCCTTGACACGAGTCTCAGTCCAGTCAATCGTCGACTGGACATCCATGAACTCGCCCTCGACGGATGCACCGTTGATGGTCACGCCACGCCCACCGGCTGAGATATGCGCATCACATCCGCTGGCCTGTAGCCCGGTGATCTCCGCAGAACTTAGCTTGCTGGTGACGATAACCTGCAGCTGCTTGGTGGCCCAAGTTTGACGACCGTCAAAGTCATCGAGCTTGAACGCCGACGCTCGCCCAGACATCGCGCCGTCCGCAAAGTCCTTCGGCCTATGGTACCAAAAACACTGGGTCCGCTTGTTGTTGGTCGCTGCGAGTAACAGGCCGATGTTCCCGACCGTAGTGGTCAAGACATCCTGGTCACTCGTCTGGGCGATGAGCAGTTTCTTTTGACTCGCCACCCATGTGTTGGCCAGTAGGATGTCGGCATCCTGCCGGGACTCGACGGTCACGATATAGAAATCATCGTCCTCGGCTTGGATCGCGTTCAATGCCGTAGTGATGTTTTCTGCAGGTACACCGGCAACCGTACTTGCAAACGTACCCGCGCCACCGCCTGGTACCACGATGCCGCCATTGACAAAGTCCTCGCCAGCCACCCAGGAGGTCACTGTAAATATTCCACCCGCCAAGGCTCCAGCGGTCACCAATACATTAGTGCCGTCTAGTGTAGTGTCGGTATCCGAGGCTGCGATTGCGTCTCGCAGGCCCTCCGCAATACTTTGATTAGTCGCACCGGCGCCGCCTGTAAATGCATATGTGATGCCGTCAACGTCAACCGACCAAAGGCCAGGGTCGGGGGTGCTGATGGTCACCGTGTCGACCATGGCCGTACCTACAACCCTACGCCCCACCTTGACTCTGTTCGGCGATGCTTCCTGACCAAGCGCGGTCTCGGCCCACCTATACGCAGAGTCGGTCACCAAGAAGCCGGCGTCGGTCATCTCTATCAAACTTGCATAACTACCTACTCTCGTTGGGATGATGCCCGTCGAAACTTGGAACACCCCGAGCGGCGTAGAGAATCCCTGCCGCGTGACAGACGCGGATGTCTTTGTGACCGTGACGTTTACGAATATATCTGTATTAGCCATGTGACCCTACGCCGTGAAAGTAAACGAACCCTTGTCCGTGTTTATCGTAACGTCCACCGTGTTTATCTCTTCGATGAATTCTGAGTCCCAGTACGGCAAGCCGATATAATAATCAGTTGCCACCCTAGACTCGTATTTGTCTTGACTCGGAGTCAAGCCGTCGAGGTTGACTGGCTCGGCTATCCGCGTGATTGCAAGATGTTCGCGGCTCAGCTCTTCTCCGACCCGACGCTTTCGGAGCGACGAGTCGACCATGTGCCCAAGGGTCGAGGCATCGCCAGTCGAGCTGACGTCGTCAGAGTAAATGTTTAACGATGCCGTGAACCTTAGTCCGGCACGCTGCAGTGTTATGATGTCGACCGGGCTCCCACCAGTTACACTCAGGGCCATCAGTGAGGCCACTGAGTCGACTCGCCACAATGTCCCTGGTCCGTCTGCCGTGAGCCTCATGATGTCCGTGGAGACCGCTGAGGCTGTGACGGGGTCGGGGTCTGCGTTGACGGCAACGACCAAGGCATCGCGGACGGACGTGACAGTCGCGCCGGAGGCCGGTGTATGGGTCGACGCTGTGTAGTTGTAGTCGAGGCGATAGGGCTGGCCCACAGTGGCTGATAACACCTGGGCAT